CCGCGTGCTCGATCCAGAGATCGAGGGTGATATTCTCGCCCTTGAGAACTCTTGGCGCGGTGGACAGGGTACGTTCGATCCATTCGTGCGTGCTTCTAAGACAAATGAAGTCCTTCCCTTAAAGAAGGCATATGAAAAGACTCGTTCTGTCTATGGTAACGACATGGCGTTCTTCATTGCTGCTACTCGTGGTATTATTCCACTTAAGCATGTTCTGAGGAATCAAATGACATCAGAGTGCTTTGTAGGCATTTCGGCCCAGTCCATTGACTGGTCGATGCTGCACTCTTACGTAACCAATGACGGGGAATTCACTTTGTTCGTGTGCGGAGATTTCTCTGGTTTCGACACCCAGCTACCCAAGGCTATCCTTGAGAAGGCTGCGGCTATGATTATCCAGATCTACCGCCAGAACGGTGCTTCCGAATCTGACATTGAATACCTTCGTGGATTCCTTTCGTCAGTAGTGAGCCCAGTGATGGTGTGGGAAGGGGAATTATTTCAGTTTTGCAGTGGTCAGCCGTCAGGCCAGCCGCTCACTGTTGAGATGAACTCCATTGTTAACTCTATCCTTGTCCGCATGGCTTTTTTTACCATTATGGCTAGGGATTACCCTGAGATCAAAGCACCTAACTTCCGCGACTATGTTCGCTTGGCGGTTTATGGTGATGATAACCTTATGGGAGTGAGTAAGGAGATTCCTAAGTTCAACCACACGAGTATCCAGGAGGTCTTCGCCAGCTGGGGTATCAAGTACACCATGGCTGACAAGGACGCGGACTCTGTTCCCTTCCAGACGATCGATGAGGTTTCGTTCCTCAAGAGGTCTTTCCGATACCACCCTCAGCTTGACTCTATTGTCGCGCCTATTGAGGTGGAATCGTTGACCAAGAAGATGTACTGGTGGACTAAGTCCAAGAACACACCCCTGACTTTTCCCGAGCAGTTCCAAGCCAATTTCGAATCGCAATCACGCGAGGCGTATTTGCATGGCGAGGAGTTCTACGCGGAGTTTGTCAGGAAGTTTGAGCGCATTCGTGCAGCGTCTGAAGACGGTGACGAGCGTTTTGTTCTTCCCTGGAACACCATTCAGCCTGTTTCTGCTCAGGAGATGCGCCTCAGACTTACTGATGCGTACCATCCGGAGGAGAAGTAAGCTGGTGGTGCTTTTCTAAAGGCCTGCAGTCGAGCCTCTGATCGATTGCATGGGTTTAGGAGGTGTACCACAAACAACTCCATGAGGCCACCCGGCGAGCCTTAATCACCGGGAAACCCTAAGGACTTCCATTGGGCCTTTGCACCGATGGGCGGCGTACCAGCATGCTGCAGGTCTTTTGACCGAAACCAAAGACGGGACTTCTGTATTGATTACGGACGTGTCTGTAGGTTCTGCATTACCTACAGGCATGGGAACGCTTGCGGAAGTTGGCTATTAATATGCCACCAAACAAAATAGCACTGACTTTGTTCACTATGATCCAAGTGACCTAGTTATTCAACAAATTGGATTACCAATCGTTTCAGTGAACAACAGGCCGCACGAGCTGTGGCAATTTTACGACGACAGGTGCGTGTTTTAGGATACGCTGCTGGCGCCATTTTGACAGCATATGGACTTTGTAAAGAGG